TTGCTGACATATACTATTTCCCCCTCCGTGAGCAATTTGTGGCGTGCTTACCCGCAGGACCGTGACATTCTGGACACTGACCGTTTGACGTCACTACCTGAGCTTCACGTGGAGCGTATGTCGCTGAGCGAGGCGTATAGGCAACTGGAGTCAATGGTGTGGCCGGAACCTCTTCCTTCTTCTCGGGGATCATGTCCACGATTTCTTCAGCTGGCGTAGGTTTGTATCCAGCAAGGACTGCTACCCATGCGAGGACGTTTCGAAGAGCCTTGGACCCTGCGCGAGTCTGAGCCATACTCCTGAGTTGAAACTCTGGGACCAACTCTTCACCGACCTTGATACGGTCCTTCTTGGGATAGTTCTTGCCGTTCTTCGTTTCCCATACCCATAGTGATTTGTTGGCTGGGGCGTCTTCTTCGGGGATTTTGTTTCCGTCCTTGAGATAGATAACATAGCCGTATTTGGTCCGACTACTCCACTTCGGCTCATCTCGCATACAAGCACCCTCGGCTCCACCTACTTTGACGCCGTTCTGGAACACTATGGCCTTTGCTGTGAAACCGACGATCTTACCCTCTCGAATGACTTCGGTGGCGTCACCAGTCTCAACTGTGTAGCCGTAGAACCGAGCAAGGGTTTGCCAATCCTCATATTCGAGGTATCGCTCGCCATTCATAATGACGGGATTCTTCTTCTTATCGAGAACGTCCTTTAGAGCGTCTGCTGCGGAAGCAGCCTGTTGGATCACGGTCCCCGGATCAAACATCGTGATCGGTGCTGGCATATTCGCCACAGGTCGTGGTGCTATAGCGTTTGGAGTGCCTATCTCCGTATTTTGTTCTGGCATACAATTAACCTTTCCCCCCGCAACGGGGCGCAACTCTAATAATTCAAGCCTTCCGGGCCCGACGAACGGGCACGATAAACTTGTTGTAGATATACGAAGACGAGTAATGATTTTTGAGCGCCTGATCGACTTGGTCCTTGGTCATGAGTTTGTGGTCGAGGGCATAGTTGATGATCGCGGAGAGCGGCGCGCGCTGTAGTGCAAAAAGGTCAGAGATGACTTTACGAATTGGACTGGTTGACGAGGCTGTTATATTATTCATAGGCACTTTTGACATACAAAAATCGACACCAGAGGTGTCGTGTACGTAAAAGTGTTTTTATTAGGGGTAAATCGTTTCTATGCTAAGGTGTCACCCATGTGACATACCCGCATTTCTTCGACAAACCTAATCTAAAACACTTAACTACACTTTTCCTCTAAACCGATCTTTTGTGAATGTACTACACTCACTTAACCATAGTGGGTATAGCTTGTCAATACCCCAATTATTGTATCCAATAACAAACCTATAACAAATACAATGAGCAAAGGTTAGGTATTGCCAAAAGTAGCCCTATAAGATATAACGCCCTACGTGGAGTTGCGGACATGTTAAGGGATGGGTTACTACCATACCTACAGTTGATCAAACACCTCAAACCTAATTCGTTGAGGCTAGTCATCTCTAGGCTTAACATAATCGAGCGATGGCTCGAGGGTAGGGCATTATCACAAGACCTTTTCGAGGAGTTTCTCTACGACCTACAACTAAAGGGCCGATCAGATGGCGCACTCAATTCCTACCTCCTAGCAATCAAGTGCTACATTGATTTTCATGAGTACAAAAATATCCCACATCACCTCAAGGTCATACCCACGTTCAAGAAAAAGAAAAAGGTTATCAATGTTCTCACTCCAGACGAGGTGATCCGAATTTGCCAGGCCAAACTCCCACGCCGGACCTACTGCGGCAAGGATCTCACAGAGTACGACTTCGTCAATGAGTCGTTTATCTACTTCCTGGCCCTCACCGGCTGTCGTATGACCGAGGCGCGTTTGCTCAAGGTTAAAAACGTCAATCTCGAAAAAGGCGAGTGCTGGTTTACTGAGACCAAAAATGACGACCCACGCAAGGCGATTGTCACCGGTGTGGTGGTGGACCACCTAAAAGTGCTCTGTGCCAAAAAGGGACCCGAGGACTACGTCTTCACAAACATGGAAGGAAAGCCACTGATAGAGCAGCTACTACGATACGACATCAAGCGGCGGGCGTTGATGGCCGGGGTCACTAAGCGGGTCCACCCTCATCTTTTTCGCCACAGCCTAGCTACAACTCTACTCGAGAATGGTGTCGACATCTCGATTGTGGCTCGCATACTGGGTCACAGAGACGTCAATACCACGTACAGCACCTACATGCACTTATCAGATGACTCAATCAGAAAAGCCATCATCCGCCACCCCGTTGTGCGGGACCAAACGGACCCGGAGGTCATACTCACCCACATCAAAGAGACGATCAGGAGCCTTGGAGTCCAAGACGATCACCGTTTCATATTCAAGTTCACTGAGTCGGCAAATTCGTTTGAGCTCTTAGTCGCCAAGCGCTAGGATTATAAAATGTATAGATACAGTTTAGTGTGATCGACATTTTTCAAGAGGAATGGCGCGATGTAGTACTGACTACAAGAGGTAATCATCTGCGTCTCTACATTGTGCAGATTCAGGTTTTTCCAATCATACTTCGCAAATTCGACCTTGGTCATCCCCATCTTCACGCCGGATTCGACGAAGGGCTTGCCGTACCCGTCAGTTCCGTTCACCTTCATGTTAACAGCAACTTCGTCAACACCGTCGACTTTGAATGCTTCCATGCCAAACTTCACTAGTGCCGAGTATCCTGATTGGACCTCAGCGGTCTCATCCCATTTTTCTGATGGTTCGGCAGTCAGGGTAGCGGTCTTCGTGGCCTCATCGTAGGCTACGCTATACCCGTCGATCTTACCCATTGCCACCTTCGTGGCGGCGACTAGTTTGTCGGTCATAGTTTGGGGCTGTGGTGATGGTGTGGGGGTTGCTGAGGCGATAGGCGATGGGCTGGCGACTACCTCAGCAGTCGCAGTGGGCGTTGATTTCGGACTCGATACCGCGATCAGAATAAATACGGCGACGATAGCCGTCACGATCCATTTTGATTTTTTTGACCAGTCAGGGTGCGACCAAAGTAGGTACAATCCTACCGGGAAGAAAAAAAGAAGTGCCGCGCCGACCCCGATGTTCGTGCGATACCACTTGGGTTTTGCTAAACTCATACGAATATCTTACCCTATACGTCAAGACTTTACTTCTTTCTAGTTGCTCTGTCGGTATTAGTAAGTAGCTCAATAGCCGCATCATTTCCAGCCTCAGTCATACCGATCTCACTAGCGTTACCTTGATAGAGTAAATGATAATTCTCGTGGCAATCTACACACTGGATACGCCCAGATTCAGGTTTGTCGTAATTAGGGTCAGATCTATCATGGAAAAAATGACTAGCGTGTACCATTGTCCCGTCACTAAACTTGGCCCCGCAATCTTGGCATTGCCAGTGATCTCTTTGCCCAATCTTTTTACGAGTTGCCAGACTAAAAGCTAGATTAGAGAGCAAATAAATCCCGCCGATGATAGCGGTGGTGGCAAGAAGAGACTTTAGTTCAGAAGGCTTTTGGCATTCTGGGGTCATTACAGCTTGATCCTTCTAATAAAGTCTACAATAAAACTTACTAATACCCCCATAACTGATCCAACGACCAATACTCCGATTGTTACCTTTCCCGCCAGATTGTTAAACAAACCCTCGACTACGCTTACTTTATTCTCTAATGTCGAGACCCTAGCTACTAGCTGATCCTCCATCCTGTCCATCCTGTTATTGACTACATCGTAGACATCTTTGAGGGTAATCTGGGTCATATTATCCTTGTGGGTATACACTCAATGTCTTGTATTTATTCAGTAGATCAGCGATTGCCCCATAAAAGGCGAGGACGACGACGGGCCATGCTTGAGAGACGGGCACACCTTGAGCCAAGAGTCCAAAGAATGTTGCGAGAATCAGTGAGGTGAATTTTAGTAAGTTGACCGCCCAGGCTTTCAGATCCGATTTCTTGAGTCCGTTTACAGGCGAGATCACCGGCACGGGGTTGGGGATTTGCAAGGTGACGGGCGTAGTTGGTACTACTATGTCTGGTGTGGCCACTGTGGCGTCTAATGGGGGAGTAACGATTGTGTTAGGTTCCATAATTTATCTCTTTCGTACAATTCTATTGTACAAACTTATAATTTTATTCACTATTTTCTCTATTTTTAGTCTTAGAGTCACCCCTAAAATGGGTGGTTGTATCAACATATTATTGTTTTTACTACCCTTTTAGCACTCCTTGGGTGCCGTCTGCTAAAGCCCAAAGAGGGATTTTAGCCAAACAAAAAAGGATACGGGCGTAGGTTGTGCCACTGGGGCGGGAATGGTTGGCGGGATGGGTTCGGCGACTGATGTAGTGACCACAACAGGCGCCGGGAGTGGTGTGGTTTCGACTGTTGGGGTTATCGGTGCGGGAATTGGTACAACGGGCGTAGGTATCACGGGCGCTGGTGTCGCAAGGGCTGCCGCGGTGAGCGCTACCACCTTGGTCTCTGCGTCGGTCATGGCCTTTTGCAGAGCCATGATTGCAGCTGTGATTGCGTCCTTGGTCGATCCATTAGGTAGGCCGAGGATGAGAGCGATCGCGTTCATGGTAGCGGTCACGTCACCTACGGCGACATACTGGTGCTGATTGACTACGGCGTCCCACATGTCCACCGCGACCTTCATACTGTCGGCGTTTGATAGATCGAGTCCTTTATACACGTTCCCCTGTACTGGCGTTCCTTTGTACACCACGAATTTAACGATTGTCTGTGCCGGATTGGTACCATAGTTTTTGGTGAAGTTATCCACCGTCCCAAACCAAGGATCAGCGATCGTGACGTTTGACCCGTCGCAGTCTGTACATACAACGAAGTGAGTTTGGATCCCGTCGGCTGGGTTGTGATTGAAGTCAACTTCGAGTACTACGATCTGCGTAGGGTCCGCCATGATGTTTTTGAGATTATTCAGGTCGGCTGCTACTGAGACGTAGTTAAAAGTTTGAACGTATTTAATATCAGAGAAGGCGGTCGCTAGGCCATCGTCTGGCATGAGGTCCAGGCTGACATAGATTTTGTTTTTAGTACAAAGGGCGTTGAGACTAGCGGGGTCTTGTGGGTGGCCAAAGTACGAGGCAATCATCGCATCTGAGGTTAGGTAGCAACCATATAGGCCGATCGTGGCGCCAGGTGCGTCCCCGAGCTGAGTCGAAGCCCACCGGCTATCGCGCTGACCATATATTTTGGGTAACTGTCTCATACCTACAATTATGGGTACGAGGTGATTCGGTGTTATACGTTTCCTTGAAAATAACTTATGTCACGACCACGAATCATATTTGTTACTTAATAAATCTTTTATAAGTTCCTCACTTAAAACCCCGACCGTAAGGTCGTGGGAGTTTCATACCATAAAAGGCATTAGGGCACCGCCAGAAGTAAGAGATCCTGTTAAATAACTAACAATTACTATTCCTGAACCACCTGCTCCAGAACTTCCAGTTCCTCCACCCGGAGCGCCACCTCCTCCTCCACCAGTGTTGGCAGTTCCAGCAGTCGCAGCTCCATTGCTAGTATTACCGCCTGCTCCTCCACCACCATTTCCACCCGCTGTCCCACCAGAATTAGCCCCCATACCCCCACCTCCAGCGTAGAAGACAGGAGACCCCGTTATGGAATTTGATATTCCAACTCCTCCTGCACCTCCCGCACTTCCAGCTGCACCTGCTCCTCCACCACTTCCTGAATTTGGATAAGCACCTGAGTTTCCGCCCGCATTACCATAGGCAGTTGCTCCATTTTGTGCTGTTTGTGTTGCTGAACCGCCAGTATGACTTGCATATCCAGCTCCACCACCATTTCCTCCAGCAACTCCATTATCGCCATTACTTCCACCACCTCCACCACCTTTAGCGGTGAATATTGACCCAAAAGTTGTATCTGCCCCATTATTGCCGTCACCTCCTGAACCATTAACCTTACCCGCACCTCCACTACCAATCACAATTGCATAAGTTTGTGCGGTTAAAGGGTAGGCAGCATGATACAAAACTCCACCGCCGCCACCACCACCAGCCTCGTTTATACCACCACCTCCACCACCACCAACAACCAAAATTTTAGCAATCCCGTTACCGGGTACTACTAGATTCCCATTAGTCGTGAAACTATGAATTGTGTATCCACCTGAATATGTAATTGTTCCGCCTGTTGCGTCTGCCATATTTACATTCCTTGTGCTGACACTTGACCGTCTACAATTGTGTTCGTCGCATCTCCCCACGGCTTACCTGGGACTACTCGGTCGATCCTTTGCCATACATTTAGAGTACCCATAATGGCTATCTCCTAAATATTCAATCCTACTGTAAAGCCCTCAGATGTGTGCGTTGAATCATTGGTAACAGTCAAAAAATTAAACCCGAACTCATCTCCTTTATTAGCTGTCGTGGTAAGTGTTGGGACTGTAGCTCCTGGCCACGATAGCCCAGTCCACCACGAGACTGTCCGGCCGCCGACACTATCTTGGATGATTTTGATAAGCACGGTTTTTGGAATGAGTGGGACGTTTGAGAATGCGAGAGTGGTGTTACCCGCGCCCATAGTTACCTTGAATTTTTTACCTAGAGACAGGTTGAGAGTCGTTGTACCGGCGACAGTTGCGGCGACCGATACCCAAGCATCTTGAGTCAGTAGGTCAGCGCGCCAGCCGGCTTGAGGACGTACATCCGCGATTGACGCCGGGACTGACCCGCCAGAGTTTACAGTGACGTTCGCGAGAATGATATACGGGTTTGAGGCACCGATCGCAGCTTGGATAGTTGCACCGCTTGGAGCGGTTGGCGAGCCAGCGGGAGTGCCATCGACCGAGACGACTTTGGCCACACCTGAGCCATCAGAGACGGGCGAGGCGGCAAGATCCACATACAAGACGATTGAGCTGATACGCGGGTTACCAGAGGAGTTGGCAGTAAGTGCAAGGTTAGCAATCTGAGCTGAGTTGATGATTGGGTAACCATCGCCACCGCCAGATGCAAGGATGTACGCACGGCCTGCAGCGATATTGACTGTGAGACCAGCGCCGGCGCTGACGACGAACTGGGTCCCATTGACGATGTCCATGACGCCGTTGACCTTGAGCATGTCTGTCAAAAACTGCAAAAATGTCGATTGTGGAATGGCGGTTGCACCTGAGCGCACTGTGTATAGTGTCATACCTAAATTTTATCTGTCACGGATCCCGATGTTATACATCAAGCGAGGGTGACTGCCTTTACGCCTCCCGACGTTTTAACTTTTAACTGGTTACTCGCAGTGTTGTACCAAATCTCACCATTCGGAGGGGTCGCGGGGTCCGAAGCCACCATCTTGATGACTAGGTAACCAGTGGTATCGGTTACCGCTGGGATTGTGATTTTTTGGATTATCATGCCACGCTCAAGCTTCTCGACTCTGAGTACTAGATCGGATAGTAAGCGGACCAGTAGGTCAATGTTCATAGTTACACCACCAGCATGTCGAGTTGGACGGTGATCGCACCGGCCTGATCGACATCGATCGTTTGTTTTTTAACCCTGTATAGACCATTATTCACGCCCGCCTCTGGGATGTTCACGGTGAGGGTATCCCCGATCGCATACGTCGTGATGTCTGGGTCACCGCCTTCGTGTTTGACAGAGATCATAGTGAGGGGTAATTGATTCAGCTGGATAAACTTAGAGCCCTCGTTTGATAGGACATTGGTGTCGGCCGCGCCGGGGTCGCTAATAACATCCTCGAGGAGTGTATAGCTATTGATCGTACTACCTGACGCCTGCACGTTGACGACTGCCTGGTCGTTATTGATTCCCTGACCAGTCGCAAAGACTGAGTTTGTCATCGACAAGAGCATCGGGACCTTGGCAGTCATACCCAGGATGTTATTGTCGTCGAGGATGATGTTTTGTCGGACGGTACCCATGAATGGATAGTAGAGATTGAGTTTCTTGGTGACGTCGAGATCGAAATCAAAGGATCCGAGCTGGCGCGCGTTGCTCAAGTTGATAATCTCGGTCCTCAGTTCGGCGTTTTTATAGGTGACTGTCACTGCCAAGCCAGTCACGGCGGTGACTCCGGCCGTGATGCCCAGGTTACCATAAGTGAGCGCCTGAGAGGTATTGATCAGGCTCATGGGAATGGTGGCAGGATCGGCCGCGGTAAAGCTGAGCATAGTCGAGCCAGTCCGGCGCTTCTGTAATAACGAAAAATAGTCGACCCCAGCGACCGTGACCTGGTAGCCACCAGAGGCATCGCGAGAGATGTCAAACTCAGTCACGACGCCAAGCCATTGCAGGTTGCCGTTGACGTATACCTGTATCTCGCGCATGGTCGCGGTGAATAACTGGGCGACCGTAGTACTGTAGGTGGTGGCGAGCGCTTTGAGCGATGGGTAGTCAAGATTGAGGGTGATCTGCTTGCCGAAGTTGAGCTCGTTGATCCACTGTATCGTGTTAAATGGCAACTCGTAGACGGTCCCACCGACCGTATCCCTGAGCATAAGTGTGACTGTGGGTGAGATTGTCATATGACCCCTTTATATTGCGTTTAGGTATGTATCTCTGAAAGTCATCGCGCAGTAGCCGGTATCAGTCAGATTGGCATTGCCGAGAGTCACATTGATGCTACCAATAGGTACAAGCCACCACGTGCCATAGATTGAAGCGCGTACACTATTACCGGATGGGTAAAGTACGGCTGTCCGGTTGTATACGTCAACTGTGATGTATTGACCGGCCGGGATCGTGTAGGCGATCGAGAGTGTCTCGCCAGTCGTTTGGTCGGTGATTGTGGGGTTAGTAAGGGGACCGTAGAAGGTGTAGGTCGGATAGGCCGGGTAGTTGCCACCATTATTGACACTGACCACATTGATCTGACCGTTGGACATATTGAGCGGGATGCCAAAGGGGATCGCGAAGCCTCCGCCATTGATGATACTGATCGAGGCGCTATCTACCGCCGAGTTCATGAAAAACGGATACTCTGACTCGAACGTCACTTCGACCGTCGAGGCTAGCGAGTCGTCGGCTGTGTAGTCTCCGGTCACCTGTGCGGCTTTGATGTCGAGCTGTAATTGCTTGCCATCCGATCGGGTGATAATGAGGGTCTGTACTCCGGTCGAGTGGACCTTGCCGATGATCTGTATGAAGTTTGTACGCTGAGTGTTGAGGTCCGAGAATGAGGTACCGATGATTTTGAAGTCCATGACCAGCTGATAGTTGGCGAAGGTCGGGGTGACGAGCTTACTACCTTGATAGCCGCCACGCTTCGATCGCGTATATACCACGGCAGGGTAGCTCGCATTTTGGATCGACTGTAAAAGTATCTGAGCTGAGAGGAGGTTACTACCGCCAAGGGTCATGCCGGTGATCATCTTGTGTTCCTCACTGCGAAGGCGATCCGATTAGCGAGGACCGGGAAGTCGGCGTCGCTGTTCATAGTCGCATAGATATTGATAGGCGTGTGGTTTGTAGTTTTATTGACGGATGCGGGGGTAGGCGCACGGCCTGCGAGCATCTCTTTGGAGAGCACAAACTCGCCAGCGTGTACCATGGCGATCCCGGTCTGCGGGACCCAGCCACCTTGGTCAAAATGCGGGATGTTTGGGATTTTAATACCGCTCGCGCCCGGCACTTTGCCAACCAGGGTATTCGCCCCATTGATGAGGCCATTGAGTGTATCGATCACCCCGTTAACCATGCCTTTGACAGTTGAGGTGATGAAGTTCACAGACCCCAAGACGATTGACTTGATCCCGTCCCACACGTCACTCATTCCCTGTTTGATACCTTGCCAGGCTTTGGTCCAGTTGCCGGTTAGTACGCCCAGGCCGATCGAGAGGATAGTCGAGATGAGGCCCCAGCTTATCTCTATAATGCCCTTGATCAGTCCCCAGGTGAATTGCAGAGTGCCGACGATGGTACCCCAGAGCATGTCCCAGATACCTTTGATCACACCGACCCCGACTTGAAAAATAGCTTGAATGATCGGCCAGGCGATGCGTAGGTACACCATGATCTGATCAACGTTGACCTTAATGATTGCACGAAGCCCCTCAAACGCCGCAGAATTGCGCTGCATAAAGGCGTTGATCTGTCCACCGATTACGCCAATAAAGCCCATAAATGAGGCTGAGAGGGCTTGGATCGTTGGTACGACCGATTGTATGGCACCTTGGACCTGACCCCAGCGCGTATAAAGTAGGTAGGCGATGCCGGCCATTGCGCCGAGGACAAAGATCACTGGTAGGCCGACGCTGCCAATCATGGCCAGGCCAGCAACGAGCTTGGGTAGGAAACCAATAAATATGAGGATAGGTCCGCCAATGAGCGAGAAAGCGGTCCCAAACTTCACTACATTGACGATGGTGTCGTACATCTTGGGGTCCATATTATTGAGGTGATCGATCACACCATTGATTTGCTTTGCAAATTCGGTGAGGGTAGGCAATAATCGAGCGCCAAGGCTCTCCTTGAGAGAGTCGATTGAGGCGGTCATAACCTCCATTTGCCCGGCGTAGCTTTTGCTAAACGCGTCAGCTTGCCCCTTGGCAGCCTGTTGGACCGCGGCGATCGCTTCGATGCCTTTGGCACCCTTTGGTAGCTCGATGCCTAGCTGTTTGAGTACGCGCAGATTACCTTCGTATGCCATTGTGAGTTGTAGCTGTGCAGTCGATAGGTCCTCGTGTTTGTACCTAGCAAGGTCTGCCGAGGCGGCGAGCATGGCTTGAGCGTCTTTGACATTGTTTGTTATATTGAGGGATTTTGCGAATGCCTCAGCGGTAACGTTATTGTCGAAGCCGAGTTGTATGTACGATTTCGCGAGGCCTTCGGTGATTTTTTGGAGAGTGTCAAAACTCGTGGCGCTCTTGTTAGCCACGGTCATCATGTACCCTTTGCTCACGGTCGTGGCGTCGACCTGCATTTTGAGGAGTTGCTGGGCTTTGACCTCGTTTTGCAGGGCGGTGATCTCGTCTTTGTGGTTGCCCCCTTGGACCTGGTAGGTGAGTATTTGCTGTTTTAGTGAGGCGATGTGATTATCGATCGCGGCCTTGTTTGCCTTGAGCTCAGCCCCATTGCCTGCCACCGCTACAGTGGTGGTCTGCATGCGCTCTGAGACGTTCTGCAAAGTTTGATTGACACTCGCCCAGGTGGCTTCGTCAGCTGAGGCGGCATCGGCCCATGATTTGAGGGTTGCGAGGCCTGCCATTCCGACACCAGTCAGTATGCCACCAGCGACCTTGAAAGCCGTGCTCATCGCCTCGGCTTGTTTGCCAGCCTTATCGACAGCGTTACCCACACCCTCAATAACTTTGGTGGCTTCGTCGCGGGCTTGTAGTACGATCTCGAGTATATTGTTATCCATAGGCTTCTGTCTCTATCGTATCGACGAATGGTGTGGGAGTTATACAATTACGGCGCTGGGATCATTGGCACTAGGGTGCTGTTTTGTGACTGAGCTTGCTCGGCTTTGTTTTTACCGTCCAGATACGCCATCGTCATCCCGACCCACCATGCCGGCTGAGACATAAAGTCGCGGTAGGTGAGTCCGAGCGAGTAGCAGGCGTGCACAATGATCAGGTGGTCGTCGTCGGTTCTAATCTTGGATTTTTCGCGGTACGCCTTGAAGACTGCTAGGGTCAGTTCGTCGTTTTTTTTTCGGTGAAAGGCGCGGACGCCTCGGCCATGATTTTATTGATCTCGGTTACGATCTCCATGCCATCTACGGGAGGCAGTGGGAGTGATCCGCCCTCGTGAGGGACCGGGTTGCCAGCTTTGTCAGTGATTGACTTGATGAGGAAACTCATCGCGAGCTTGTTAGCGTCGTGCATGACGTTAGCAGGGATATTGCCGAGATCAGGCGTGCCCGTAGCCGCATTGACGACCGCGTTTGCGGTCCAGAGCTTTTGGATTTCGATAAACTGGTCGTACGTTAAAAACGTCGAGAATACGACGGCATAGCCTGATTGTGTAACTATCTTTTTGTCGTCCATATGTTATGCCAAGGTTGCGGTAAGGTTGGTCACGGTAACGCCGAGCAACTTACTTGTCGCAGTGTCATAGACACCGTTAAATTCGATCGTCAAGAGGTTGTGCGAGTTCGTGATTGGAGCTGTGACAGCCGTATAGAAAGCTTTGGGGATAGTGATGTCGAGGACATAGTGAGCGCCAGTGCCGATGGTAGCAGCGCCAGTGCAGATGATCTCAATGCTCTCAGCGGTCCCAGCGACATAGTTAGTTAGGCGAGTGTTTGTAGTTGTGTCGAGATAGACCTCGATTTTACCTGAGACTTCGGACCCACCAGAGATCGAGGCGTATGAGGGCTCAACAGATCCAAGGGCATGGACCATCTCAAGACCATTTTTGTAGGTCAGTTCAAAGCTCTCGACCTCGCCGATTGCCGATCCGCCAATTTTGACGACGGTCTGCGAGTGATCGAATGCTGGGACCGTTGAGAATGACGGAGTGATCGCGGTTGCGGTTGCCTGAGTCTTGGCCATGAACGTTGGCTCGACGGCAATCATCTCGCCACTTTTGCCGGTCACTTTGAGTTGAGACACGATACTACCTGCAAAGCGGTACACTGCTTCGGCCTGTGCCTGTTCGATTGTGAGTGATGGCTTGGGGTTGGTTTCGGTGAAGACGTGGTCATATACGATAGTCTCGCCAGCGTGAGTCGCTGGGGTGTCGGTTCCCATCGCGGAGAGCCAAAGATAGGCAATGTGGTCGGCGAAAGCGTCGAGGGTAAAGTTTCCCTCGTAGGTAACTTTACCCTTGATAGCTGTGAGATTTTTCTGTAGTTGACCACGAACTCCGGGAATGAGGGCGATATTTTCTTTGATGGTCATGCCGCCAGTTGGGCGAACGGTCACCGACTTGTCAGGTACAACTGCTGTGCCCCAGGTGGTTTCTTTTTTGTACGAGATGGCTGCGAGTAGACCGACTGACATATTTTATTTCCCCTTCTTTTTATTATCTTGTACTTCGAGCTCGGGTTTAGCGTCTGATTGATCACTGACAGTCACAAAATTTGCGTTGTCGATGACTTGATCAGTCTCTACCACTTCGCCGGTCTGTGAGACCGTGATACCGAGTGAGGGTAAGTGTATTTCGCCGGTTCCGATGTATCTATATTTAGTCATACTACCTCTATTCTATCGGCCACCTTTGCGGGTGTTATACATTATTTGCTACACCAGGGCGCCGGTCCCTCGCTGGATGCGTACTACTGAGGTAACCGTAAATTCGGCAATCCTGACGGGCGACTCTTTTGTGCCGTACCGCCACGATCCGCCGGTGAGGATCGCGTAGTTACACGCACCGTTCAGCGTGATGTTATTGTCGAATGCTTGCTGCATCGTATCGGCAAGCCCTTCGAGAATGTCCTCATAGTCTGGATCGTTGGCTTCGTCGGTCCTGAAGTACAGCCTGACGATGTGCTGGTATGTACGCTCGTCAACTCCACCCACACCAATGCTCGAGAATTTATTAGCGTGACCCTTGGCCTCGACGGTTGCGGCCGGATAGGACCCAAGCGCCTTGGCTTCTTTGGCATACACAACGGCGATCCCGGTGACAGTGTTCAGCACCGTAACGATTTGATCCTTGATATTTTTGTAACCGTATACGGTCATACTTGCCCCCTGACGCTATCGATTATTTTAGTAACAGCACTCTGCAGGTTTGCGGACAGGATGGGACCACCGGCCTCCTTGGCGTCTCGCATGTAGAATTTTGGCCGGATATTGCCGATGTACGTATACGGACGTGTGCGGCCGTTTGAGGTGGCGCGACCCCGTGAGACGTTGATCGTCATCCCGACAGTCCCGTACTCTTGGGCGCGGGCATATTCGAGATCGGTACCTACCACGCCGACGATGTTATCACCCTCGATCCTGGCTTTGTGCCCCGGCGACTGCTCATAGTGAATCGATCCCCAGAGAGCACCGCGGAGATGAGGGGCGTGTGAGACGGCATAAGCTTGGATATTGTAGCCAGCGGCATCGATCGCGTCTGAGATAGCCTTGGTCGCCACTGAGCCTACGTTTTTGAGCGCCTGGGCTAGTGTGTCGGCGCCGATGACTGTAGCTGATAGCGAGTAGTCTGCCATACTATACGACCTCGTGTAACATTGCTCGAATATATGAGAGTGGTCGCCAGTTTATGACGAAGGGGACTCCGTCAAGTAGGTACACGGTCCCATTCTGATCGATCACCTTGTCTCCGGCTTTGAGCACAACCGTGGTGTCGTATACGAAGAGCTCGAATAGTTGGAAGGCTGGCACGTCGACTGATGGCTGTACATCGGTCCCGGTGGGTGCGAGACAGCACACGACGCCGGTATATGCGGCAGTGGAGTCCCACGCCTCGGTATTGCCGGTTCGTTTCTGGTGATACACACTGACTATGTTATTTCGTGGTAGTGTCGGCATTTTACATTCGATCGACAGGAATCAGCCGGTACTGATCGAGCGCGAGGACCACAAAGTCAGGTATGCCACTCGTGGCGTCCTCTTTGTACCTTGCGCTTACCGTTCCGGCCGCAACCTGTACGGGGTCTCTCCCTGCATCTGGTCCGGCTAATACTTTGCGCGCAGTCCATTCGATCATCGCTTGTTTGATTGTGGCGGGTAGAGCTTGCGAGGCATCTGAGTTGTAGGTGATTTGTACCGATTTAAACCCAAGCGGATTGGGTAGCATGATGGTCATGGGGCGTACCCACATTTTGATATGGGTCCCGTAGTTGTAGACGTAGTGCATATCCCAAACAACACCACCGACGGTCACGCTGATCACCCCACCCGCTAGCGGGATCGTGGAGTCGGCGGGAGTGGCTGAGATCGAGGGCTTGCCGACAAAAAATGTATCCTTGGCGTAGGGAGCGGTAGAGTCCTCAAGTGCGTCGAAGTTCTCGACGACTGGGTTGCTAAAATTCCAAGTGCGATTGCAGTACTGATCGACCATGTCCATCATGGCTGGGACCATCGCGGTCACGGCTGCTGTCTCGGCTGTGGTTAGGGTCCGCTGTAAATATGTGGCTACATCTGAGGCGGTGATATACGTGTACGTCATACCTTTATCGTAACGTCATCACCCTGCGCTGTTATACACCGCTATTTTTTGGTGGTGCGGGGAGATCTGACCATTTTGTCGATAGGTGGAGCGGCGACTACTTTGGCGACCACTGGCTGCGATCGCTCAATTAGGCGAGCGTTAGGACCAAGGGCGCCCGCAACGTCGTCAGGGAGCTCGACGCGTTTGTTTACCTCGAAGCGGTAGATCTGACCATCGAGGCCTCGACAGCCGCCAGTATGATTGACTAGGTATATTGACATAAGTTTGTGCCCTTTCGGGTTGCTGGCGGTAGCTGTAGAGGTTATGTGTTTGCTCTACATTGCCGCTCACCTTTCAGCTACGGTTATGCTAGGTTACTCGGCCGGCCTAGCAATAATATCTATTGCCGAGTTTAGTTTTTCAGCTTCGACTAAGAGGCTGCGGTTGCCAACCAGGCGTGAGCCTTGGTAGGATTCGCAACTTCAATGTCAATTAAGCCCCAGACCTTGAGAGCAACCATATTCTGTTGGAATAGGTTGATCGAGGTAAAGCCATCGACATCGGTGACAGTAGCTTGATCACTCATCTCGACAGTGTACTGCATGGCGTCGCCATGAATAAGATTGTCGTAGTTAACCAGAGCTGCAAATTTCTTTCCAGCATGACTAACGTCTGAGTTTTTGGGCATTACTGCACTTGTATCAAAGGGAATATCCCACATCGTTGATGGCATATTGCCACCAAAAGACTCAAACAAGAAACCTTGTTTGTCGGTCCCTACAACGCTGCGGAGTCTGCGGAAGTTATTCAACGCGGACAGGCTCAACGCCCATCGCAAGTTGTCACCTATAAAGTTTTCATCGATCGAGTCGATTGTACTGAGTAGGTCTTCAGCGGTCGCATCACTGTAGGATGTTTTACCAGAGCCCAAGGTATAACCCGGGACGCCGGAAGTTTGGAAAATACCCTCGCCACTAGCTAACCCCAGTAGGCCCCACTGATCCTCGAGCTTGGCGATAGCCTTGCCAGCGAGCATAGTGATTGCGTCCACTAATTGGACGGTGCTATTTTGCAATAACACTTTGGAGATAGGGATAATGACGCCAACGGTTTTTGCGCGGAGCTGTAAAGCACCGGTCGTTGGTTGCGATGCGGTTATCGCTGCGGTGTCACCTGCCAGACGGTAGGCGCTCATAGACCCCAGAGTAGGAATGTTTTCATTCACACCCTGCATGGGCCACTTGGAGGCGTACTTGCGTACGAGACCATATTTCTGAGCCACAGTGATAAACTGATCGGATACATAAGTCGGGACTAACTCAGACCCGGACGTACTAACGCCCGAACTGAGAGCCTTGGTGTCGCCACCTACGGCAAGTCTCTTGAAATATTCCGCTGCCACTTCTTTCTTTTCGACCTCGTCGCTTTTGGCGGCACTGTCTCCAGATCCAAAGATGTCCTTACGGAGAGGCTTATCTGACTTGAGTTTGGCAAGTACAGCGTCAACCGTTTTGGGGGTGACCGCCTCGACTACTGTTTGTAGTTCCTTTTGTTCATCGTTCATAAAATATATTCACCCCCTTTTAGTTTTTAGCTTGTTTTAATAAACGTAGGGTGAAGCCGATCTGCTGGTCAGATTTGACCAGTTCACGGTGTAGACGTTTGATGAGGCCTTGGGGCATGCTCTTACCATCGTCTTGACCATCATCGGTTGCGACGGTGTCTAGGACCTGTTTCACGAGGTCCATACTGGCGCCTATGTGGTCCACGGCTTTAGTGAGTACTTCTTGATGTTTGGCTGAGATGGTCCGACCGGACTTAGTCACGTCGACCTTGCCGGCTTTACCTTCGTCTTCAGATCCCTCATCAGTACCGCCATCGGCCGCATCCTCTGCGGCGTCCTCTTCGAGCTCTTCAGCGTCGAGACATTCATCGATTAGGTTTTTGAGTTGTTTCACGGTTAGGTCGACGATTTTGGTGTCGTCAGTGTAGCCAGGATCAGTGGGGTTGTCGGCGTCTTTTTTTGTGTCAACGATTCCGCTAGTCTTGAGCGCTTCGACGTCAAAGCCTTTGCCACGTAGGACCGTGAGGGCTTCGGGATTGTCGGGGATCGCGACGGCACTAAACTCGTACAGTTCCCACTTCGTGAAGGTCCGACCACCGAGTTCGTTATTTTCGTATTCGAGACCCAGGAAGCCGATACTCCATGCGTTCATGTAGCCATCTTTGGCGAGTGAGTACACAAGATCGGAGTCAGCCGAGATGCCCTCGTCGGGGAATTGGACCATGGCGGTCACACCGGTGTCACTTACTTTGATTTCGAGACACTTAGCGATCGGGGTAGGGTGACCGTAGTAGTCATGACCTAACATGACGACGGGGTTTTTCATGTAGTTGTCATAGACCATGCCAGTTGGCACGACAATATCTTTTGAGCGATCGGGAGTAGCAGTGGAGATCGTGACAACGAGAGTACGGCCACTATCGGCGGCTTTGGTGATGGCTGTGTATAGCTGGTGCAGTTTCTTGTTTTTCATATTCTACCTCTATCGTACCGACAGACGTCGCCGGTGTTATACATTTATTCGCCGGACCCTGCGTCTCCGCCCGTTACCGGTTGCAGAGCACATTCACAATTCGGATGAGCGGTGGGGGCGTCGTCGCCGCTCGGGAAGGTCTCATCAAGTCCTATGACTCCCGCGTCAGCGTTTCCAGCGCACACACCACATGCTGAGTCGTCAGCGAGCCAGCTTTTACCAGTCACGACGTTGCTCTGCTTGTAGCCTTCGAGGTTACCTTGAGCGTAGGCGTCGATTACTTCGGTCCTCGCGATCCTCATCGCCCGGAATTCGCTTTGATTGTTAAAGAAGGTTTCGATACCGGCTGAGATGTCATCGATACTGGCGCCCTCTTCGACCCCCAAGGTAACGACATCGGTAATGTCCTCGCGCATGGTGTCGCTGTAGCTCGTTGAATTGGCAAGAGCATTGTTTGTCACCCACGCGACCGCTCGGGGATTGGCGAGGTCAAAGGCGGCGTCGACTCCCACTTGGGCGAGTGCTACCTTGCCGGAGTCGGCTAGTACCTGGCTCTGTTTCTCTTTGGTGGCGTTGTAGAGTAGGCCAACCCAGTCGGTGTAATTGGTAAAAATGAGTTTGAGTAGGCTTGAGGCCTCGCTCTTTTTGAAGTGTCCGATCTTTGTGAGTAACCGTGATACACTCTTCTGCTTTAGGTTACTCTGTAGCTGCTCGTTGAGCTGGGTATTCAGGTCCATGAAGGTTTTTTGAGTCGCCACGATCTGCTCACTGACGTACACACCGCGTTTGCCGGCGAGCTTCTTTTGGTCCACTGGGTGCTCATACTCGATCATTGCTGACTTGTAGATGTGTTTGGCGGCTTTAGTTGGGTTGCTAGGGCTCGACATGGGGACCTTGAGGCTCGATACCAAGATGACGTCACCTTCGGGGAGCGCCGGCATAGCCGGGCTCATCATGGCACGCGCTTCGTTGATCGTGATGTAGCTATTGTTTACCCCGCTATCGCGGTCCAGACGCTTCTCGTCGAGGTTCTCGGGGATTGGGTCGGCGTAGGTGAAGCGCCAGTCATTCTCGTTGAGACCGAATAGCGGCAAGAAAAACTCATTGAGGCGAGATACAAAAAATTGCATCTTTGGCTTGATCACAAACTTGTTAAATGTGTACTCACTTGCTTTGGCGCTGGCTAGGTTCACGTCTTCGGTGATACCGAGCACAACCTTGGGAACCCTGAATATAGCAAGGATCTCGTCGCGGGTATTCTTACGGCTCTCGCTAAACTGCATCTCGCGCGAGGTAGGGGTGAGGCTTGTATATTCGAGGCCACCATCTAGGATAGCGAGCTTATTCGAGTTCTGGTATCCACGAAACTTGGCATTCCATGACCCGAGTATTCGGTTATATTGCTCGTCGGATACCTTGCCAGTTGTCTTGAGGATCGCGGCCGGCATAGCTGAGTTACCAAAGAAGTTTCGCTGCCACTCGGCGGCGAAGGTGTCAGTGTCGATCGCGAGTGAGGCGGCCTCTACGGTCCCACGGCCTCGGTACTGATTCTGTGGATTGAAGTGCATAAAGTGAATAACCTCAGACGGTTCGAGGCGAATGTCGGCGCCAGCCTCATTACGGAATGTGTAGTGGTCGATGTAGTTCTCTTTGCTTTTGACCACGGAGACGGCAGTTGGATCGAGTGGCCATATTTCGACAGGCTTACGGCCACTGCTCTTGGCGCCGGGTAGGTACCAGTAAGCGTTACCGTCGATCTCCATCATGGCGGCTGTGTAAAATTTGAGATCAGCGAACGTCATCCAGTCATTGACGTGATTTAGGAGCTGTAGAGCCTCGTGTTCCTGTACGGTCTCCCAGCCGTACGCCTTTCCTTTTTTGATACGCTTCTGTAGCATGAGTTCCATTTCGGCGAGAGGTTGGGCGATTGCGTTGGTACAGGCGTACACCCACCCGCGGTAGGCGACCAGAAACTCCTTCTCTCCCATGCGAGGCTGCGCCGTAGGCATCATGAATGAGAATAGCTGGGGGTTTGCTGCCCCTTTAACTAAACCTGCCGTGAATGATTTAACCGAGTCGAGTATAGACATATGCTTTACCTACATTTTCCCGCCTACCCGGTCGGCTGTTATACATTGCAGAGCGTGGCTATCTGACTCCCGGCACTATGCGACCCTCTGAGAATGAGAGCATGAGCGCCTCGGCATGGTCCGGCGACTTGCCGGTCCTCTCTTTGAGTTTGTCTTTGGGTTCAATCTGTAGGACCTTGTCGCTGCTGATTTTGTATTTAATCCAGGTGAGCTGGGACCATTTGGCATGGGGCTCAAGCTTGCCACCTGACTGTAGCCACTCCCTGAGTAGCCAGAAGTTCTCGGCTTTGATGTTTTTGTACTTACTCTTGTCGACTGGCTCGCCACCTACCGCCTCACCCTTGACGTAGTAGTCGAGCTCATAGAGGCGATCAGTCACACCACGCCCAATGCCAATATCATCGATCGCGATAGCCTCTGGCTCAAGTAGTCGGACCTTGCGGTATACGGTCGGCTGAGTGGCGTAGGTGGCCTGATCGACGTGGTGACCGTCACGGTCCAGGTAGATAGTGTACTTGTCTATGAGCTCGATCACCTGGGTGACGTTGGTCATGGTGTCGTTTGATCTATTCTCTGCCTCAATCCACGCGTGATCACCTTGGCGGATAGCATAGACGTTTGAGTCGCCACCACCACCTATATCGACGCCCATCCTCATCGGCTCGTCAGTAAGGTCAAGGCGGTTGAGAGTAGCTGACTGTATCATCGCGTCAGTCACTAGCTGACGATAGCCCTCGTGGTCGATCTCATCCTCGGCGGGGAATTGGTTCAGGTAGAATTGCTCGAAAAATGGCATCCCGCGCTTCTCGTCGACACTCTTTGGGTCGAGACGTTTCTCGCTGATGGCTTGGTCAAGACTGATATTGATACGGTAATAATCCGTGTTGTAGAGCACGTTTTGCATAAAATGATTGCGGTTGATGGCATTGCCTAGCTCAAACAAAAACGTCGTGTTGTAGTCGCCAGTCCCTTCGAGTATTTTGAGGACCTGTAAGTACTTTGCGGGGGACAGTAGGGGAGACTCATCGAGAATGACATTAGGGGAGTGCTCACCGATTGTCTTACTGACATCGTTATCTGGGCCGAATAGCGAGACGATCTTGATGCCTCCGCCGTTCTTGAAGTTGAGAGATGTTTTGCGCCGCTCACGTTGCAATCGGTCGAGCGCCTCGGTCCCGTCGTACTGTAGCTCAGCGATAAAGTCGGGCACGTCAAAGAGGTGGTCGATCACCTTTTTCATGATAATGTCAGAGGTCCCATACTTCACAGACGCGATCACGAATGGCTCACGCTTGAGCATAACCCGTAGGATGGCACCGATTGAGATCGCCTCAGACTTACCGTATCCCGTAGGGGCCACACAGGCCACACGGGGACGTACGCGTAGCACGATTGCAGCAACTATGGTGAGCTGGCCGAGAGACATGACTTGATCAGCGGGCTTGTCGTTGATGACAAAGACGCTAACCAGTTTCTTGATTCTCGCCAGCCATTTCGGCTCTGGCTTCATCCTCAAACCCTTTCAGCACGTCGGCTAACTTGTCGACGGTATTTTTCTCAGTCTCGACTTTGATTTTTGTGCTTGGGTTATAACCAGCCATGTGCAAAACACTCTCGGCAGCTTGCCACTTGTAGGCTGCGGCATGGGTCATCGTCTCAAGCGCAATCGGGACCGCCTCTTGTAACTTCTTGTTGGCGTGTTTGTACTGACGGCGTAGGGCTTTGGTCCGATCGAGTACTAACTCATCGTAGGCAAGGCGTACCGGCCTACCCATCTCAAAAAGGTGCTTTATTGTACCGTAGGCAAGTTCGCTGACTTTCGCCAAGTCGATCAGGTCATCATGCTCTAGTCGACCGTACACGAGCTTCTGGTAGTCAGGCTTGAGCTTGTCGACTAGCATCGGGTGTTCGGGATCTGGTTTGGGTAGCTTAACTTTTGGCACTCGGTGAGTCTTAGCGCTAGTCGGCGAGTGTTTTACCTGGTCCTTTGATTTTGCGGTCTTTTTCTTTTGCATAAAATCTCTCAATTATTGCGATTTTTATTGGTATATTGCCCGATATGGTCCTCGCCGCTTCTCGTGAATGGTGAGACGGATGTAGACCTGGGTTTGCCGCCCCGTCGTCTCCGACCAAAGAGTTTGCGCCATAAGTTCTCGCGTACTGGGTTGTAGCTTCGATTGTTGCCTCTTTTGCTCATAGGACCTCTGCCGAAATTTCGATAGTCTTCTCGTACCTGATGCGTTTGTCAGGCACGTAGGGGTACTCAATCGAGTACATCGACTCGACTGCATCCTTTGCCTCTTTGGTCGTCTCAAAGATGTTCGTAAATAATGGCCATAGGTGTTGTGGTCTGCCAAGTGTGGGGATAATGATCGCGATGTCTTGAGTCTTCATAACTTTATGCTACCGTTCCCACGCCTGGGGGTTATATATTAATATTCGGTTTACTATCCAATAATTCGTCACGGATGTCGTACAACCACACTCTCAACTGAGAGAGCGTAGGGCGGTCGTATTCGAGTAGCGACTTGTCATTCGACCACGACTCATATATCTGGTCAGCGCTCATTTTCGGATGGATGAGTACAAAGAGATAGACAACTTGCTCAACCACGTTTTTCATAGCGCTAATAAGTCCCATTGCGACGCCTCCAGCCTTGCAGGGGCACGCCGGCCATCACATGTAATCGAATACGCATACGCCCGACAATTTGGTGTACGGCCTGCTTGCACACTTGGGGTTTGAGTCGTGCCGCGATCTGCCGGCGAGTGTAGCCAGCCTGAATGAGGGCGAGTACCTGAACCTGTCGGGTTGTAAGGAGTGAGCGAAGCTTTTGCATGTCTAGGTTGGAGGTAGACATCTCGACCTCGATACCTTGATCACTGACTCCCTCAGCGAAATCACTGAGACTGTTGTCGTGATCATCAACTACGCGCTCGAGTGAGAGGGTTTGGACTGTTTGGTATATGGCAGGTATTCTCATATTTTGGGCACAAAAAAAGCCACGCACGCAATTCGCGTATGTGGCTATCGATAAGTCCACTATATCCCAACAAAATAATGGTTGTCAACAGCTGTATAATTACGGCATGGATGCTAGTCAGGTAGGCTTATCACTCGCAAGCGGTTTTGTAGGTTCGGTTATAGGCGCGCTTGCTACCGTATGGGCCACAAACGCAACTATAAACGCCACCGCCAGACAGACCAGAGAAGCGGATGAGAAGCGAATGCAGGATGAAAAAAAGGACCGCGAGGAGGTTATGTGTAATTGGATAAAAGCCGAGATAATCCAGATCAGTCAAATCATAAAAAATACACCACCCGGGTTCCAAAGGTTGCCGACATCAGGATGGGAAACTAATAAAAAGTACCTTTTTCTGTGGACGGTAAAAGAGCAGGCCGCGCTCATAAACTTTTACAATGAAGTTGGTCTATTTAACACGTATGCAGATCAGTATGTTCACATCGGCAATCACCCCATGATGAATATGCCTTGGCAACTGACGGCGGCTCGTCAAAGAGTAATGCCCGTTTTGACGATTGTATTAGCCGAGCTCAAAATATCTGTCTCCTGAGAAACAAGAGAGCCGCATGTGCGGCCCCCTAATCGATAGCCTGGTGTTTGTCAGTTTATGTTGTTATATCGACCTCCTTTATGGTATCAAGTAATGAGTAAAATCTCCCGTCACAGCTTCGTTGTCTTCGATCGAGCGAGTATCATGCCAGTCAATGTCGAGTGCTGATTTTTGGATGCCGATATACCACCTAGCCATTCGGTTATTACGGTCAAAAGCCTCGTTGTATGGTCGCAGCGTTGTAGCGTTCCAACCAATATGCTCAACTAGGCTTGGCGCTGTAGCCCACACCTTCATGCCGTGGTAGTAAAAATACATCGCCCAGCGGTTATCATCGAAATATATCGAGGGTTTGATGTGAAGCTCGGCCCAGGCAATAAAATCATCGATAATCGAAACGGGCATGATGTAGGTTTGCGCCATAAGCCACTTGGTCAGTTGGACGTAGTGGACCCCCGCGGCGCGCGCATTCTCGATCGACACGCGGTTTGAGAATAGGGTGATCGGCTTATCGGGTAGGGCGTCCACAATCTGGCGGACCGCCGGCATAAAGTTGTCACAGATCAAAACGTCATCCTGCAATAAAAGCACGTGAGTGGTCCCCTTGGGGTAGTTAGTGAGTGTGCGCTTGGCACTCTCCCAAAGGTTGCCAGTAGAGTCAAAAACTAACTGAGGTTTCTCGTGGACCCCAAACATGCGGACCATCTGACCAGCCCACCAATCGCGACCGTAGGCGTTGTGTTGGATGCGGATCGCAATATGATTGGTCATGCTGCCCCCACAACTTCCACGCCCAGTAAACTTCGTGTTGATTGATCTAGGTATCCCGTTGGTATGTTAAATGACTCGATCGCACCATTTTTATCGGTTACGAAATAACCAAGTGCTTTGCATTTTTTATCGACATTTCGTTTGTGCTGGTAGTGATACTTACACATGCCCTTAGTAAAAAGAGCGTCACGACAGCCTTCGACTGTGCACTTGCGGGTGATAAACATCATTGCTCTGGGTCCTTTCCCGTGGTCTTAAATATGAGTTTATTGGCTGAGAGTCGGTACTCCTCTGCCTGCTCGCCATCGTGCATCCATTGATCGACCAGTTTTTTGAAATGTTCGAAGTACTTACTCGCTGGGTCCTCAGCTCCCATGCTGCGACCGACGTCTATGCGCTTGAGTAGTTCGCCTGCGCGCGCTTCCAGCTTGTCGGCAACACCCTCAAAGTAGGCGATAGAGTCGCGCAGTTGGGACGATGTGAGTTCTGCAGTCATAGACGCCCTCCGCTTATCTCCTCATCGGCTGCATCGACCAAAGCGAGCATCATCTTGAGAATTAGGCGCCAGCGGCGCAGAGTCTCAGGGGACCGATCAGAGCAAAACACAAAGCCGCCGCGGGTATCGCCGCCCTTTGGCACAAACTCGAAATGCTTGTCTTTGATAAAAAGCTTGATCACCTCATCACCTTGTTTGCACACGAGCTCGGTGTGGTGGTGGACCTTCATAGCATCGAGTTTGGCTTTGGTAGTCTTAACGACTGATTTTGATTTGATCATTGGTCCCTTTCTGGCGTAGCTCGCCAAGTGTGTTGCTAATTTTGCCGAATATGAGAGTGAGTACATGGCGGTCCTTGGCTTGGGTAGCCATCGCAAGGTACTGACGTTTTACAAACCCCTCTGGTAAGTGATTATCTGTCGCGAACTTTCGTAGCATCCTAGCTTTTTTTGCGTTCATAGATTGTCTCCGAGTGCGATTTTTAATGCTTCTTCTGGTGTTGTGGCGACCCCGGCGCGGCCTCCGTGGCGACGAATATCATCCAAAAACATTGATTGGAATTCGGTTACTCTGTTGCGAGTCTCAGGTTTTTTGACTTCGATCGCGACAAAGATGCCATCGGGGGCGACTCCGACAATGTCACTCGTGCCAGTTTTTGCCATGCGGACCAGTCGCTTACTCGTTAAACCAGTCCGTTTGCTGGTGTAGGTCGCGGGCATCATGCCAGAGTTGACGCGCCAGACCTTACAATCCTGGTAGTTGAGGAATTGCACGATCGCATTACAGAGGAGTTTCTCGGTCATTTTTTACTCTCCCCATTGTCCTCAAGCCAGGTGAGGAAAGCATTGATAGTATTGGCGGCCATCTCGTAAAACATCCCCAGGTTGGATTCATCAAGCCACTTCGTTGCCATTCTGCGTAAGTAGTTTGTGGTCATTGTGATAACTCCAATTTGCGAATTAAATCACTCCAACCCATCTCGACAAAATTCATGTCTTCATATTTTCTCGCCCTACGTAGCTTGAGGCCCCTTGCTTCGTCATCTAGCTCTCCCTGAAACTCTTCACTAGAGCACCACTTGAGGCCACCATAACCAATCCACTTGCTCAGGCTGTACCACGCTCGCACAACTCTGACTCTGTCGCAAATTCTGGACCTATCAGTTTTGCTGTAAGCCATCCTCATGTACTCGCTGTATTGAGATTGCCAGCGTTTATATGAATTGCCAAACATCATGGTGTACATCTCACCAGTTGTGTTGTCTTGAAGTAAAATTTTGATGATCACTTGGAACCTCCCATCATCTGCATGGTGTATGACGCATAGCCGCAGTCGTTTGAGGCGGTCCCGGTGTTATACAGGCAAAGAGCTTGGCGGATCGTGTACTTGTCGAGCTTCTTGGTGAACCACTTGGACACCTCGGTCGCAATTTCCTCAAGTGATGAATAGCAGGGGACCGAGCCGTCGGCTTTCTGACCGTATCCAAAACCGTTGTACATACCCTTAGCCTTGCAGCTATCATGTTTGCCATAGGTGGATTCGTGTCCGTAGGTGGCCCATACGACCTCACCCCATTCGAGACTCTTGATCATTTCCTCGTCAGTCTGTGGGCGAGTGTAGAGCTCGACTTCGATGGTGACGGTCTTTGTAACGGGACTGGCGAGTGGTGAGAGGAGGGGCAGATCTGCCGTGACAGTGGGGCGTTTTGCAAAGCTCCAGAGGGCTGTCACGAACAGACAAGCTAGGGCAAGTAGAAGAATTTTATTTTTCATACGGACCTCACTGGGTAGTTAGCTTTTATTTGGGCGATCCGCGTGATGTTGGCTTGTCTCTGCTCCTCGGTGAGTGGCACGTCCTCGGGCATGGGGAGGGCGGCGGTAGCTTTGATCTTGATGACTTTGCCTTCGTCCATACGGCGCCGGAGCCAATTCATGAGAGCAGCTCGATAGTCCTTGTAGGTTTTACCCTTCGATTGGCAATAGAGCTTTAGCTCTTCACGGAGATTGATGACGACTTTGGATGTGACTGAATACTGCGAAGCAATAGACTCGCACACATCGTCGGTGAGCGAAGCGATCGACGAGTAGTGTTCTGTTCTTTTCTCTTCTATTCTCTTCTGTTCTAATCCCCGACTTTCTCCCGCTTCTGTCGGGACACTATCGGTACACTGTCGAGTTAAGTCAATTTCCCTCTGGATAACGTCAAAATCTTTCTTGCGCTTCGACGCATATTCATCTAATCGCAGCAAAATCTTTGGAGCACACAAACGATGATCTAATTTGTACAACAAACCGATCTCATTACAGTATTCCAACACTGTCCCGAGTTTGTCCCGACTAACTCCGCACTCGTCGGCGAGTGTGTCGAGATTATGTATCGATTCAACAAATCCCCAATCGTCTTTATTGTTGTCTTTGACGTTCTCGCCAATAATCTCAATCAGTTGAAAGTAGATTCCATACCCTTCAGCTTTAAACTTCTTCTTGAGGAGTTTCAGCTTGGTGTCATTTCTGGCAGAGCAGTCGTGTTTGAACCACTTCATATTGCACCTCCCATATCGGTAGTGGAAGCGACGGAGTTGCGGGTCGCCGCCTCCACTACTGACGCAACTCTTTCTAACTGATCCGTCGGGTGAAAGACTTTCCGCAACGCCTCCCACTTTGTTTTGTCCGGGATCGTAAAATCCTCAACGGTGTGAGTGAGCATGTCGGCCCACTCTCTGATGTCCATAGTTGGATAGTCCTTCTCGACCTCCACCTTGCCCTTGCTGGCTTTCCAGCTGGCTAGTGGCAAGATCCATTGATCGTGACCACCAAAGTCACGCAGAATGCCTTTTGAAGTGAACTTGGACCTGGTGGTCGTATAGAACTGACCCATGTCTACACGTGTGTAGATGATCTGGGGATTGAAATCGTGCTCAGCGAACGTGTCGGTGATCCGCTTGGCAATCGCATAGCCGTTGCAGAAACGAATTACTTTGACAGGACTCATATCAGCGATGTAGGAAGCCTTGCCCTTGTAGTAACAAATCTTGCCCTGGGCTAGGAATTTATTTCCGATCCAGATTCCGATTTGTGCCTGGGCAGACATGGGCAGCTTTGCTGACATATACTATTTCCCCCTCCGTGAGCAATTTGTGGCGTGCTTACCCGCAGGACCGTGACATTCTGGACACTGACCGTTTGACGTCACTACCTGAGCTTCACGTGGAGCGTATGTCGCTGGGCGAGGCGTATAGGCAACTGGAGTCAATGGTATGGCCGGAACCTCTTCCTTCTTCTCG